TTAGATACAGTTTTTAAAAGCAGACACGCAAAAATTTTTCCTGAAGTACAAGCTTTAGATAAAATAATAAAAAAATTACCTGAACTTAAATCAGGAGAGGAGCTTCCTAAAAATTTTAGGGCAAAAGTTTTAACTGAGTATGCAAAAGCTACAGGTAAGAATATAGCTCAAGCAGATGGAGAGCTTGTATCTAGAATGAGAAAACTAGGAACTCTTTATGCTGGAGATGTGGGAAGATATGAAACTGATTTATATGAAAAAATTAAACCACCTAAAAATTATATTGATTCTAATTTTCACAAAAACTTTATAACCTTAACTGATCGAACAGGAGAGGTTAGTAATATACACATGGCTAAATTGTTGGGTTTACCAAAATCAGAACAAAGACTTATACAAGGAACAGCTAATATGTTTAGCGTTTTTGATTTTAATGTAGCAGGAGATCACACAGATATAAAAGCCATGATGAGAGATTTTCCTGGTTACAAAAAGAATTTTTCAAGAATAGAATACATCAAAGATACCTTAAATGATTTTAAGCAAACTTATGATTCTAGAATAAATGCTCTTAGAAAAGCTGCTCAAAATGTAACAGGGCAAGCTCAACAAAATTTACTAGATGAAGCAAATGAAATAGCAAAAGAGTTTGAATCAAAAACAGGATACAGAATAGGTACTTTTGATTTAAAAAAAGGCAGAGTTGTTATTAACCCTCAAACTTTAAGATTACCTGATCTTAAAAATCCGTACAATGAAACTCTTCAACAAGCCATGGAAAATTTTGAGCAAACAAAAAATCCTAAATTAGGAGGAAAAGATCCTACGGTCCCAGAGAAGTTTACCGGTCTTGACAAAAAATTAATGGAGTCTACTGCATCTGAAAGAGTAAAAATATTTAAAGATGTTGCTGGCACACCAGAAGCTAAAGAAAGTTTATATATGAGAGCTTTACAAAAAATTCCTAAGATAGGACCTTTAGCAACTAAAATAATCGCTGGCACAGCCGGGGCAGCAGCTTATACTACTCTTGCACAAGCTTCTGATAATGAAGGCTTTATTTCTACTAAAGATGTCGATGGTAATTTAATGGCGATGGAATTACCTAAAACAGATGCAGAAACTTTAGATGAGTTTGCTGAAGACGAAAGAAATTTAGCAGGAGATATTGGCGCTGGAGCTGGTTTGACAACAGGAGCAGTTCTTGGTTCAAAATTAACAAAAGCTGACCCACTTAAAGGTGCAAGACGTTTTGGAAAACAAGGAGCAAAAAATCTTTTAAAATTTTTAGCATCTCCTACTGTAGCAGCAGGATTTGCTGGTTCTGAACTTTTAGAAGGTAATATTAAAACAGCTGGTGCAAGTTTGTTAGCACCTGAACTTGCAGGAACATTAGCATCAAAAGGTGGTCAAGGTATATTGAGTAGAGCTGGATCTATTCTCATGAATCCTTTTGGTAGAGCGGCAAGAGCATTTACACCTGTTGGATTAGCAACCATAGGAATAGGTGCATTAAAAGATGTTTACGACGAGTATCAAAGACGAGAAGCTCTAACAGATGAAGAGAGATTAGAAGAAGATATTGAGAGAGATAGAGCAGCTGATGAAATGATGATAGGAGCAGCTGAAGGTGGCAGAATAGGTTTTGCTGATGGACCAAAAGATCCTAGCAAAAGAAAATTTATAAAGCTTATGGGTATAATGTCTTTATTACCATTTGGTATAGGTAAAGGGTTTAAGATGTTAGAGAAAACAGCACCTGTTGTAGCTGAAGGTGCAAAACTTGGTTTTGATAACTTTATGAAACTAATGGCAAAAATTAAAATGTTTGGTAAAGAAGACCCTACAAGAACTACTTTGGAAAGACAAAAGGCTACTACCTACACTGGTAAAGACGGAAGTGAATATGAATTAATAGAAGACATGAGTACTGGTAATATTAGTATCACTAGAGATAAAAGTGGAGTAGGTGTCTCTGGAGATAAATCTTACGATACTATAGAGGATAGATCTACATTTGAACTTAGAATAGGCCAAGCAGATGAATCCACAAAAGGTAAAAAACCACCTGATGAGTATGATGAAGGTAAAGCCGTGTTTGATCAAGACGGAACTGTAGCTGATATAGACGATGTAGACGACGCAACAATTAAGGCAATAGAAGATGAAATTAACTAAGACAATACCCCCTAAATCAGGTCCTCAGTCTGAGGGCTTGCTTATCGATTATAATACTGTTAAACCTGTAAAATTGGAGAAAATAAATGGCAGACATAGACAAGTCTCTTCCAAACGTAGAGCAAGAGATAAAAGTACCATCACCTGAAGAGTTAGAGATTGCTGAAAAAGAAGAGCAACAAAAAATTACTGAACAAGGTGACCCTGTAGAAGTAACTGAAAACGAAGACGGTTCAGTTGATATAAATTATGATTCATCTATTGGATCTGTTGAAGGTGGACAAAATCATTACGATAATTTAGCTGAACATTTACCAGAGGAAGTTTTAGGGAGACTAGGTTCAACTCTTTATCAAAATTATACAGATTATAAAAATTCTAGAAAAGACTGGGAAAGAACTTACAGAGAAGGTTTAGATCTTCTTGGTTTTAAATACGACAATAGAACAGAACCTTTTCAAGGTGCAAGTGGTGCAACACATCCTGTATTAGCAGAAGCAGTAACTCAATTTCAAGCATTAGCTTACAAAGAATTATTACCTGCGGACGGTCCAGTTAGAACACAAATTTTAGGATTACCAACTCCACAAAAAGAACAACAATCTCAAAGAGTAAAAGATTTTATGAATTTTCAAATTATGGAAAAGATGCAAGATTATGAAGCAGACTTTGATTCGTTATTATTTCATTTACCATTAGCAGGATCTGCTTTTAAAAAAGTGTACTACGATGAGACAGCAAGAACAGCTGTTTCTAAATTTGTATCCGCCGATGATTTGATTGTTCCGTATACGGCTACCTCATTAGACGATGCGGAGTCTATCATTCATCGCGTACAAATATCTGAAAATGAATTAAGGAAACAACAAGTTGCTGGTTTTTACAGAGATATAGAATTAAAACCAGGACCAATAAATGAAACTGAAGTTGAGAAAAAAGAACGAGAGTTAGAAGGACAATCAAAAGGAAGAGAAGATGATACGTTTAATATTTTAGAGTGTCATGTTCATTTAGATCTTGAAGGTTTTGAAGATGTTGGACAAGATGGTGAACCAACAGGAATTAAACTTCCATACATTGTAACTATTGAAGAAAACTCTAGAGAAGTTTTAGCAATCAGAAGAAACTATGAAATAGGTGATCCATTAAAAAAAGCTATTAGTTATTTTGTACATTTTAAATTTTTACCAGGACTTGGTTTTTATGGTTTTGGTTTAATACACATGATTGGTGGACTATCAAGAACAGCGACATCTGCATTAAGACAATTATTAGATGCAGGAACATTATCAAACTTACCAGCCGGATTTAAACAAAGAGGAATCAGAATAAGAGATGATGCACAATCAATACAACCAGGTGAATTTAGAGATGTAGATGCACCAGGTGGTAACATCAGAGATTCATTTATGATGCTTCCATTTAAGGAACCATCACAAACTTTGTTAGCACTTATGGGCGTCGTAGTACAAGCAGGTCAACGATTCGCTTCAATAGCAGATCTGCAGGTAGGTGAGGGTAATCAACAAGCAGCTGTGGGTACGACCGTAGCATTGCTAGAAAGAGGCAGCAGAACAATGTCTGCAATTCACAAAAGAATTTATGCTTCTTTGAAAAAAGAATTTAAAATTATGGCAAGAGTTTTTAAATTATATCTACCTAACGAATATCCTTATGATGTTGTTGGTGGTCAGAAAATGATTAAACAACAAGACTTTGATGACAGAGTAGATATATTGCCGGTTGCAGATCCAAACATATTTTCCCAAACACAGCGTATTTCGCTGGCACAGTCTGAACTGCAACTGGCAACGTCTAATCCACAAATACACAATTTGTATCAAGCATATAGAAATATGTATGAAGCATTAGGTGTAAAAAATATTGATAAGATTTTAGTTCGTCCACAACCACCGATACCAAAGGACCCTGCGATAGAGCACATTGATGCTCTCGCAGGGAAACCGTTCCAAGCGTTTCCAGGACAAGATCATCGGGCTCACATTACTGCTCACTTAAATTTTATGGCTACTAACATGGCTAGAAATGCACCGATCGTTATGGCTGCATTAGAAAAAAATTGTTTTGAGCACATTTCTTTAATGGCTCAAGAACAAGTTGAGATAGAATTTAGAAATGAAATGCAACAACTTATGATGATGCAACAAAATCCACAAGCGATGCAAGATCCAAACATACAAAATCAAATTAGAATGACTTCTGAAAAAATAGAAGCAAGAAAAGCTCAACTCATAGCTGACATGATGGGTGAATTTATGAAAGAAGAGAAGAAAATTACTTCTCAATTTGATAACGACCCTATTGCAAAACTGAGATCTAGAGAGTTAGACCTTCAAGCACAAGAAAATCAAAGAAAACGTGACGAAGGAGAGGAAAGAATTAACCTAGATAAGATGAGAGCAATGATGAATCAACAAAATCAAGACGAAAAACTTGATCAAAACGAAGAATTAGCAAAACTAAGAGCTAATACTTCGATTGAAAAAACAATATTATCAAAAACGTTGCCAAATGCCAAAGACATGGGCGCTGGAAGCGTGATAATTAAGAAGGAAGACTAAAAATGTCGACAAAAAGAGAAAAAAAGGTTAAAAAAGTGATGAAGGAGTTTAAAAAAGGTAAACTCAAGATCGGCGGCAGTGATAAAAAAGTGAAAAGTCGCAAACAAGCTATCGCGATTGCACTTTCTAAAGCCGGAATTAAGAAAAAAAGGAGCTAATATGGCAGAACAAAACAAAAAGAACCTAAACCATGAAATGTTTACAAACAAAGATGGTTATGTTGAAGGTGGAAAAGAAATTGAGATGACTAATCCGTCTGAAACACAAGAAGAAGAGGTTCAAGGACAAGGAAATATCCTAGCCGAGAAAAAAAGAAAAGCTAAGTGGTATTAATATGTGGTTAAGCGCAATTAAAATTGCAGCGCAAGCGGGATCAAAGATTTACGCTAACAGACAGAAAGCTAAGATGGCAATGTCTGAAGCACAATTACTGCACGCTGAACGACAAGCACGAGGTGAGGAAGCTTACCAAGGCAAATTGTTAGAAGCTAGGCAATCGGACTGGAAAGACGAATTCGTATTGATAATTTTGTCGGCTCCGATTATAGTATTGGCCTGGGCAGTCCTATCGGACGATCCAGAAGCGATGGAAAAGGTGAAATTATTCTTTGAATATTTTTCTACTCTTCCGAGCTGGTTCACGAATTTATGGATCCTTGTCGTGGCGAGCATTTTTGGTATAAAGGGTACA